AAGCGCACTTTGACCAAGTGCGTGACGAAGAAAAAGCATATAACGCGCTTCGTGCAGTAGTGGAATTGCATAAGCCCGAAAGAATAACCATTGAAGGGTTCAAAACAGAGTATTGGTGTATGGCAGACAATAATGAACCAACTCCTTATCCCTGCCCCACCATTTTACAAATAGAAAAGGAAATTAAATGAATAAGAACAATCTTTTTGCATTAGTAATCAATATTGCTGGCGCATTTTCGTGGTATTGGCTTGGTTATTTGAACGGCAAAAAGAAAAAGTGTAATGAAACTTATGTAATAAATAATTTTGATAGCACTTTTAAGGAAAAGAAATAATGAAAGCAAAATGTTTTTGTGGTCAGCCAGCAACGGGTCGCAATACAGTAAGAGACAAAAGGGGCTTGGATTATTCAATGGTTTATGTTTATTCAACTTGCGATGAGCATTGGGATTCAACCCCGCCAGAATTGTGGGCACCATCTAGGCAAGAGGCTTGGAAGGCTGCTATTGAAAGGGGGCAGAAGTGAATACTTGGCAATTTCTAATACTAACCAATGTTGCAATCATAAATATAAATGTTTCATATTTGTGCTATATCGTTAGGAGCAAAAATGACTCACGATGAACTGATGGTAAAAATAAATCAGCGTTATTGGAAAATGTTTAATCACAATTCTCAAGACCAAACTGAGTCAGGTATTGAACATAGGACATTTATACAAAACCAATACTTTGCCCTTCGTGCAATAGTGGAATTGCACCCTATGTGGACTGACTATAGGTACACTGAAACAAGTAAAGAGTTAGTGGAATTTTGTGGTTGTTGTCAGGAGAAATGGCCCTGCAAAACCATTCAAGTTATTCAGGAGGAGTTAGGCAATGGCTAACACAGAGATTCAGTATCTAAAGAATGAAATCAAACAACTCAAGGCTGATATGGCTAACCTCATTATGGCCTTGATTGAACTGAAAGTATTTAAGATTACGACAGATGAGAACGGTAACCCTGTCTACGATACTGGTAAGAATGAGTAGTCCGAAGTACAACAAGGCTAAGGGTGCAGCCTTCGAGATCGATGTGATGAAATGGTTTCGAGGACTGGGTGTATTAGCTGAGCGCTTACGTCTAGCGGGTAAAGATGACGAAGGTGATTTAGTATGTGTAGTCGCGGGAAAGACATACATACTAGAACTCAAGAACACGGCAAGACTAGACTTGCCAGAGTTCTGGAGGCAGGCAGAAGTTGAGGCGCTTAACTACGCTAAGGCTCGTGGTATTGGGGAAGTTCCACTGCATTATGTTGTAGTTAAGCGTCGCAACGCTGGCATAGATAAGGCTTGGGTAATCCAACCTATTGATCAGTGGCTAAAGGAGAAGCAATGAATAACACAAAGAAACAATTATTAGAAAAGATTGATTATATTAGGAAGCAATCATTAGGACAGATTGATTACTTAAGCAACAATGTTGCTTGGAAGTGGCAGTTTGAAAGATTGCAAAGCGAAGTGACTACATTTAAGAACGTATTGATTGAAGCAGGAATCTTAGTAAGTTCAAAAGGTATAAACCAGACAATCATCGTGGTTGATGGCGAGCAGTACTCAATTAGAAAGGTTAAATAAATGCCAGTACCAGGCGGAGAAATCACAAGCACAGAAACGTGGAGCGAAGCCCCAGTCGAAGAAGTAGTAGAAGCAGTAGAAGAGGAGTTGCCAAGTGAGCCTGACACTATTCAAGAGGATTGATATTGATGTTGACTGGTACTTCACAGCAGTATCAGTAGGCTTTACGTTACACAGACGTGGCTTCCAGTTGTCACTTGTCTTCTTTGATATTAGCTTTTACTACATCAGTCCTAAGTACAGAGCTGAGATTGATGAACGAATCAAGGCTGCCAAGGCGATTGTCCACGCTATGGAAGAAGAGCAGTGGTACGAAGGATGAAGTGGCGGAGTAAAGCTACCGGCACTGAGTTCAAGGCATATGATTCTTTTAGCCCCGCTCAGAAAGGCTATTGGATAATGTTACAACCAGAAGGCAGTGAGCATTACGGCCCACACATTACTTACCAAGAACTGATTGAATCTTTTGAGAAGGTGGAAGAATGATCTGTCAGCCTTGTATAGATGCAGGCGAATATAATCGCTTGAATCAGTTAAAACTTAGCGAAGCACATCACGAACAATGCGAGGGGTGCGTATGCCAGCACAAGACTGGTCCAGGGTACGTAAGGCGGGAAAGTTCAAAGGCAAAGTAGATGCCAACGATATCCCGATAGATGCCATCGTCAGGTTCTTTGGTGGTGAAGTAAGAGAAGGTAAGTCAGCCAGCGTACGGTGCTGCTTACACTCAGACAGTAGAAGGTCTGCTGTTATGAACACGTACGACAACTTGTACTACTGCCATACCTGCGGTAAGGGTGGTAATGCAGCTAACCTAGTGTGCATACTAGAGAACTTGGAGTTTAACGATGGCCTCAAACGTGCAGTCGAAATTGCAGCTGGAAGCGGCGCAGCGATACGCACAACAAATAAGTCCGGAGGCTCTCGTCGCACTCTCAGAACGTGGGATCTCTGAGGAGATAGCTGCGCTCTATATGCTCGGTAGCGTGACTGATCCTATGAATGGTCACGAGATGCACGATGGGTGGATATCTATTCCATACATCACTGCGATGAACCACTGCGTAGGCTTTAAGTTCCGTAGGTTAGATGATGGTAAGCCTAAGTACGGTAGCCCTACTGGGCAGAAGGCTCACCTCTATAACGTTACTGATACCACCATTTTGAGTAAGCACATCGTGGTCTGCGAAGGTGAGCTGGACACAGTCATAGTCTCAGGTGTCCTTGGTATCCCAGCAGTGGGTGTACCTGGAGTGCAGGCTTGGAAGCCACACTTTGCTAAGTTGCTCAACGGTTATGACACTGTCTACATCGTAGGAGATAACGACGTGAAAGAAGATGGCACCAACCCAGGTGCTGAGTTCTCTAAGCGCGTGGCATCCGAGGTTCTTAACGGAACTATTGTTACACTTCCTCCTAATATGGACATCAATGACTACTACTTAGCCTATGGAGCGGAAGCGACAAAGACTTTGCTGGTAGGTGAGGCGATTGGATAAGAATGAATGGCAACAGATGATACAGACTTTGCATACTATGGGCTTTCACATCTTAGAGATCAACGTCGAACAGGAGACACTACTAATATGTCCAACAGCAACCCGCTCGTAGACCATCTAGCAGTTACTGGTTACCGCGCTAGCGGTGTATCTACTGAAGACCTTACGTCTTTCATTGAATCCTTTGCATCGCTTCGTGCTTCCCGTGTGCGTGGAGTGGGAGCAGACCAGTATGCAATAGCACAAGGACAGAAGTTCGAGTCCTTTACTGTGGCAGATACCATTAGAGAACTGATTGAAGAGCTGGCAGATGCTAGTAATTACATAGACTTCCTTGCCATTAAGTTACTTAACTTACAACACACTATAGATTTGGTGCTACCTGACTGTGACTGAGATACATCCATCCATATATGACATCGTACCTAGCGTAGCTAGTACTGTGCATAAGAGTTACAAGAAGTTCGTTGAGCGTGATGACGTTAAGCAGGAGTGCCTGCACTGGGCGCTGACTCGTGCTGACTATATCAACGAGCAGTTGGGTGAAGAGAATGTAGAACAACGCAGACATAACGAGCAGAAGATTGCGTGGCAGATGAAGCGTGCTGCTGAGCGTTACTGTCGTAAGGAGAAGGCTACTAAGTCTGGCTATCAGTTAGGTGATGAAGCCTACTATCAGAGCGCTACCTTAGGTCAACTACTACCCTTTGTTATTGCATCAGTACTAGACGGTACTGTGCTAGAGCAGGCTCAAGAGATGATCCGTGATGGGCAACCGAAGGGTTCGTCAAGCCCTGCTGAAGGTGGCAACCTACTGGCTATGCTCATCGATATCAAAAGTGCGTACGAAGATTTGAATGAGAAGGACCAGAAGATACTGGCACTGCGTTACCACGAGAACCTAACGCTAGCGCAGATAGGTGCAGCACTAGAGTGTCACTTCACTACAGCAGACCGCAGGGTTAACCACGCTATGCGTGAGCTGAACAATAAACTAGGTGGAGCAAGTCCATACCAGTGAACGAGATAATCCTGTATGACTTTCTTAAACTTAATCTCTACCCTGATTTGCTGCGTGCTCCTGGAATCTATGATGCCTTCGACTGCACCAGTGAGAAGGCCGGTCACTTCATCGAACTGAAGTGTCGCCAAACCCATTATTCTACGCTACTTATAGAGCAGATGAAGTACCGCAAGCTCATCGAGCAGGCCTATCACAGAGAACTTTTGCCCTTCTATATCAACAGCACTCCTCTTGGTATCTACTCCTTTGATCTTACAGAGTTAGATGAACCAGAGTGGTTCGTTCATCAGATGCCAGCGACTACAGAGTTTGAGAACACTAACAAGGTTGATAAGATAGTAGGGTACTTAGACATAGAGGAGGCGGTTAAACTATGAAATTTATATGCAGGATATTTGGTTGCAAATTATTCCATCTTAACTCACACAATGTAACGTGTCAGCGTTGCGGAACTAGAGTGAAAGTATGAGTATGTTATCTGCAGTTGTTTCACTTGTTTGTACTGCACTTAATGTTGGTTTATGTATTGGTTATGTAGCAGGAAAGAATAGACGATGAAGATTGAGATAGACCTAGACAAAGTGCGCTTTGATGTGCAGGCACGCAAAGAGATTGACCCTGCGTTCAAGACAGTTCAAGTAAGACGCTACGGTAAGCAGATGATGGCACACGACTCAATACCAGATGAGATCTGCATTGAGCAGATGACGGCTTTGATTAAGTCAGAGATAAGCAAACTAATGCTGTATGCACCTGATGTATCTGATATCAAACCTAATGATGTACGCATTGAACCAAACTATTTTGGTGGCAAAGTTATTGTTGGAGATTTCTATTACGCTTCTGCTATCGCAGACTACTGGTTTGCTGAGCAGGAAAGAGCCGTAGCTAAAGCCAGACTCGATGCCGTTGAAGAGTATAAACAACAGCTTTCAGAAGGCTTGACAGATAAGGATAATGAAGATGACCTATGACTACGAGTGTACAAAGTGTAAGAACAGTTACACAGTTGAGCGTGGCATCCGAGAAGAAGAAGTGTTGCCAGTATGCGTTGGTTGTCACGAGTCTATGACTCGCGTCTGGTCTGCGCCTGGCATAATTTTTAATGGGAGTGGCTTCTATGTCAACGGGGGTTGAGTACCCGAACTGGTTTGCCCAAGCTGCACAGCAGAACTTTGAGACACACCTTACTGAGTACGCTGGCAAAGATAACCTTAAGTTCTTACAGCTTGGTGTATTTACAGGGGACACTAGCGTATGGCTAGCAGAACATATCCTTACTGGTACTGGTTGCTGGTTGATAGATGTAGATACGTGGCAGGGTAGCGATGAAGAAGCGCACGAGACTATGGACTTTGCTGATGTCTTTGCTACCTATCTATCTAAGATAGAGCCATACAAGAATAGGATTCGTCCGTTCAAGCAGACTACTACTTGGTTCTTACAGAGTGTGCGTAAAGATCCTGACTATGACTTCATCTATGTGGACGCAGACCATACAACTGTCGGTGTCATAATGGACGCTGAACTATCGTGGCCACAGCTAAAGTCTGGTGGCATTATGGCCTTCGATGATTATGAGTGGGGTTCACACTTGCCTATGCACTTGCGTGCTAAGCCTGGCATTGACCTCTTCCTCCTTCGTCATAAGGGTGAGTACGATACCTTGGCAGTTAATAATCAGTACTGGATTAGAAAGCACTAACCCCCACCGGAAAGAGTAACGGTGAGGGTTAGCGTCGAGCAGAAGGAAACGAATGAACAGGTCAGACTATATCACAGATATTGCCAATGATCCATTCAACTACGGGAACTGCCACGGCGTTTCCTACCTGACGATAGCGTGTTGAATCAGCGCACTCAGCAGTCCAGTCATCAGGAAAACCTTGCAGTCTCTCGCACTCTACTGGGGTTAGCCTTCTAATAGGTACTTCAGACTTAACTACGTAAGGAACTCTTGCCCCTCCTGTTCCCCAGTAAGTGGCTACTGTTGGAGAATACTTATCGTAGAATCTCGTATCGTCAACGCGGGTAGCCTCAAAGATCAGAACAGTTGCTCTTGCTTCAGCTGTATTATCAAATGCGTTCAATGTAGGACACACTCCTCCCTCGATCCAGGTTTCATAGTCTTCATTGGTCTGCGCTCTCCGGCTTTTGACGTACCACATTTTCAAATGCTTCCTGTAGTAGATCCGGCAACTTCTTGCCGTGACGATTGCTCCTGCGTAACACTCCCTCTGCTGCGGGAACTGTTAAATAGTACTTCTGCTGGACTGGTTGAGTTTGGATCACGTCTTCCAACGACGAAGACACGCTTGCGCCGTTGGGGTACTCCGAAGTACTGAGCATCAAGCACGCGCCAGGCAACAGAATACCCGAGGTCTGCCATCGTCCCGAGTACGACAGCAAAGTCTCCTCCTTCGTTAGAGGTAAGCAGACCAGGGACGTTTTCGATGATGAACCACTCGCTTTGCGTTTCTTCCACAAGTCTTGCAGCTTCCCAGAATAACCCGCTTCTTGCGCCAGCAAGACCAGCCCTCTTGCCAGCGACGCTGAGGTCTTGGCAGGGAAATCCTCCTGTAATAATTCCTTTGCCTGGTGTAAATCCTGCTTCAATTAAATCACTCCCCTTTACGGTAGTTATATCGTTAAATTGTTTGGTATCAGGAAAGTGTTTCGCTAATACTTTATTGCAGTTCTTATCTATCTCTACCGAGGCTACGACTTTCACTCCTCGTCGTTGCATAGCAAGGTCAAACCCTCCGATCCCTGCAAAGAGGGATACTCCCGTTAGGTTACTCATCAGTACCAGCCTCGCTTGTGGTGGGCGAGAGCGCGGCACGCAGATCCTCGATAGCGGTGTTCAATGTATCGTAGACCGTGAAGGATTTGAAGTTCAGGCTGTCCACTACGCTCTCCAAGGAGCTGAGCAATTCCATAAGCCGAACTTCGTTTGTTGTCGGCAAGGTGGTCAAACCTGCTTTCACGGGTCCATAGGGTGACAAGGCACGCAACTTCTTTTCTCGAATATCCGAGAGCGCGACTATATTCTCTTGCGATTCGTTTGTTCTCACGCTTCTCCTCCATTGTAGCCTTGGTTCGTGCTTTCATTACCGGCTTCTCCGGTACGTGCAGCGGTGGCAACGGGTCGTGTATCCACACCGCTAGTAGTCCCGTTAATATCAAGCCACTTACGACCTTGCGCTTCGTCATTCGCCTTCTCCCTCTCCAGCAGCTCCTTGTAAGCGTCCGGATATAGTTGTGCTAGTTTGACTAGAGCACGATCTCGCGCCCGTCTATAATTACGTTGGCGTACCGCCATATTTGCAGCGGTAGCTAGCCTTCTCTCGCTCACTCTCTTCCTCTTTCTATCATAAGGTAGCCTACCAGCAGGATAACTGTCATTACCAACCAGTAACTCACCGGCTAGCCTCCTTTACTATGGCCGTTATATCTAACGGCTCGCCTATGAGGTAGGCGTCATCATCATTGGTAGTCCACCCGGACACCAAGATCCGGGTAGCTGTAGGGGAAGTAGCTATCCACGTGAGAGCTTCTCTCTCACTATTGCCACCCCACTCAGCGTTACCGCTTTCGTCCACTATCTCATAGAGCAGCACGAGGGCAGACTTAGGCGGGTGAAAGGCTATGACGTTACTCATTACTCTCCTCCTCTTCTATATTAAACAAGCGCGATAGTGCGCTATTGGCACGCGTAAGCGTGGCTAGCAGCTCTTGCTGCTCTCTCTTCATAGTCTCTTCCATAGTCTCACTCACAGTAGGCACCCGCATTCATTTACCGGGCGAATATGGTCACCGCACATAACAGTCACCTCTTCACCGTATCCTTTCGTTACGCAAGGCGGGCAGATATTGCCCTCTCCCTCTTGATCATCGAAATACTCTTCACATTCAGCGCACTTAACCTCGTTAAGTACGTGGTTAGACCACGGGTCAGCGTCGTAATAGCTCATTCGCCCTCTACCTCTCTCATATGCTCGCGGAATAACCGCACGCTCTCGCGCTTACTGTAACCGTAATAGCTGCGTGTCACTAAGTAACCGTCTCCCGCTAGCGCATAGATAACCCACGCGCCCTCTCTATTTTTTTCGATAGTCATACTCTTTCCCTCTTTTCTCTTTCGATCCCGGCTAGGTACCGGCCACCGCTCACCGCCTAACACGGTGAGCGATAGTCTCGCACCTAGAGCTTAGGCCTTACGCATAGGCATAAGTAGTGCAGCCCATTCGATTTTATCGTGCGGAATTGTCACCTTAATAGGCTTACGCTCTCCGGAGAATTCCATAGTAAGCATAGCGCCGGCCTTATTAGAGGTAGGTACCTTGCCAAAATCTGCCATATAAGTAGGGTTAAACGACACCTCTCCAATAGCTACGCTCTCGCTAGGGATAAGGTGCTCATATGGCGGGAACTTACCGGTGCCTAATTGAATCGAAAGGCTAGTGCCACCGATAGCCACGCTTAGAGTATCTCCCGCACGCGTAAAGGTGATATCCCTGCTCACTCTCTCACTCTTAATAGCTGCGAGGATATTCTTAAGATCCGATAAGCGGATAGCGCTAGGCGATAGTTCGCTCTCACTCTCTACTGTAAGCACGCCGGCGATTAGGCGGTACCTATCGCTCGCGCACGCTTTAACCTTGCCACCGGTGGCCGATAGGTAAACCGCTGCAAGGCTATCCACCGCATTCTTACCCTTATCCGCTGCAATAGCTGCGCCGGTGAGTAAGTCTGCAATATCTGCAGCGCTTACGGTAATGCTCTCTAGTGTCTGCTCTCTTACTATTGTGTCCATATTCTTAGCTCTCTCTTTCGTATATGTCCGGCCTAGACGCCGGCCACCGCTCACCGATTAGCACCGGTGAGCGATAGTCTTACCGTCTAGTACTCTCGCCCGCTTATCCTGCACCATACGTAATGGACGCCCTCCACCGCGCCCCATAGGGCAAGGCCGGCCACCGCATAAGCTGCAAGGGATAGCAGCACGCTAAGTAAATAGGCTAGCTCGCTCACTCTTGCACCTCCAGCTCTTCCGCTGTATCCATTACCCATTGCGCGAGCACGTAATATAGGCCACGCATAGCGCAATAGAGATAGGCGCTATTCATATCGGTATAGGTAACAATAGGCGCACCATAGGTGCTGGCCACCTCTTCATCTAAGTCGGTGCTGGCCCATAGGCTTAGCTCTTGCACGCGTCGATTGATGTTGCTGTAGTAATCTTCACACTCACTATCTGCGAGTTGGCCCGTCATATCCTGTAAATCATCTAGTGAATATTCTCTATCATCATCTAACCAATCTGCGAAAGTATCCGCAGCTGCTACTACCTCGCCTACCCATTGCGGGCCGGCCACGTTATCCGGTAGCAATTCCCATAGGCTAGCCATAGGGCCAATAGCGCCACCGCTATGCATTGCGTCGGCTGTAACGCTTGAAAGTATTGATTTACATTGCTTTCCTGTAGTGTGCATTTTTTTCTCTTTTCTTGTAGCGGTGTTAGGTGTTCGCCACTAGGTAAACCTTAGCAGAAAATATAGGTGTGTCTACCCTAGTTCAAGGGTATTTTTATCTTTATTTTTAAGAGCTGCGCCGGCTCTATCTAATCGGATCTAGTACCTATTAGGGCCGGCTATTGGGTAAGCCGTGGCCTATCGGGTAGGGCTATCGGCTTAGAGTCTAGGCTTATGAGCTGCGAGCAGCTGCACCGGTTAGAGCTGCAAGGGTTAGAGCTGCACCGGTTAGCGGATACTTAATCGGTTAGGGCTTAGCGGTTAGCGGTTACTTAATTAGAAAAGGTTATGCGGTTAGGTCTGCCGGCTGGCTAGTCTGCCCCTGAAAGTTTTGCAGTATTTTGCAGTAATGCCCCGCCCTGCGCCTTGCCCCCCTCCCCCTTGCCGTCTCACAGACTGAGACGGACCCCTCATTGTTAATTTACAGGCGGGCGGTCCCTGTACTCCCCAACAAAAAATATTTGCTAAAGTGAGATTCCGTAATATGGCTCTGACCTGCGGTTATATATACTGTGGTACAACTCACACAGCACTACCCGCTAAATGAGCTTATTTTAGCGCCTTATATATAGTAGGGGAGCAAAGCGGGGAAGATTGGCTTTGCGACCCGTTACGCTACGGGTGGAACCCTCCGCGTAGCCCCCTAGGGCGAAGCGGTATTTACCCCTCGCTACGCTGTGGCTTGCTCGGGAGTTTACTCCCGCTGCGGTGCTTTTAGTTGGGATAGTTATATCCAGTATTGAATCTTATATTTTGAGATAGCCCAGTAATAGATTGCTTCCCCTAGTATAAATGAAAGGGCATTCCGGCCCATTTACTATTAGGAGATTACGTGGCAGAGAATAGCGCTGATATAGCCAAGAGAATTATTCTTGGCTGTGTGGCAGAAGGTATGACCATTGACGCCGCTTGCGGTTCAGCCGGTAAGTCTATGAAGACTTATGAGTACTACCGTCGCACCGACAAGGTTTTTGCAGATAAGGTAGATCGTACTAGGTTAGGTCTGAAGGAAAAGTCCTTCGCCTCCGGCGATGTTCACGATATCGACTTCGTCGAGTTCAGACAGCGATTCCTGCACAGCAAGACCTTCCCACATCAGAAGAACCTCATAGATGTGATTGAGGGTAGAGAACCTTCGTGGCTCCATCCCAGTATGAAGTACGAACCGGGACTTGCGGCAAACCGTGTTCTGATTAACATTCCGCCAAACCACGCCAAGTCGATTACGGTCACCGTCGACTACGTCACGTGGAAGGTAGCTCAGAACCCCAACTTCCGAGTTCTGATTGTATCCCAGACGCAGCAGTTAGCTGCCGACTTTCTCTACGCCATCAAGCAGCGATTGACGCATCCTATGTATGCAGACCTTCAAAGCGCTTATGCTGCTGGTGTAGGGTTTAATTCCAAGACCGCTTCCTGGCAGGCAACCCGCGTCACCTTCGGTGATGAGCTTCGTGAGTCTTCTGAAAAGGATCCGAACATCGAGGCCGTCGGTATCGGCGGTCAGATTTACGGCAAGCGTGCCGATATGATTATTGTCGATGACGCGGTCACCTTAAAGAACGCTAACGAGTTTGAGAAGCAAATCCGTTGGTTGACGCAGGACGTACGTTCTCGTCTTAACCCTACTGGTAAGCTAATCGTTATTGGTACTAGAGTTGCATCCGTTGACTTGTACCGTGAACTCCGTTCCGAAGACCGCTACCCAGGCGGTCTGGTTCCGTGGAAGTATCTGGCGATGCCAGCCCTTCTGGAAATTGATGAAGACCCCGACAAGTGGGTTACCCTCTGGCCTAAGTCAGATGCTCCCTTTGATGGACAAGAAGAATCCGATAAGGACGAGGACGGCTTGTACCCACGTTGGTCTGGTCGTAACTTATACAACGAACGTCAAGCTATGGATGCAAGTACCTGGGCGCTGGTCTACCAGCAACAGGATGTATCCGAGAACGCAGCCTTCGACCCAGTATGTGTACGAGGCTCGATTGATGGAATGCGTAAGTCAGGTCGTTTAGAACCTGGACACCCAGGACATCCCAAGGACTTAAGTGGCTTTACCATTATCTGCGGTATGGACCCAGCGATTGTTGGCGATACCGCGGCTATCTGTTACGCGGTAGACCGTGCTAGTAATAAGCGCTACATCGTAGATGCTATGAAGATTACTAGACCATCCCCTCAGCAGATCCGTGACATTATCCTTAACTGGACTTCGCTCTACTCACCAAGTGAGTGGATTATTGAGAAGAACGCTTTTCAGGCTTTCCTTACTCAGGATGAAGGCATTAAACAATTTTTGGCATCCCGTGGCGTTCTATTAAAGGAACACCATACTGGTTCTAATAAGTGGGACTCAGGCTTCGGTGTTGCATCTATGGCTACCCTCTTCGGTACCAAGCAACACGATGGCAAGCACCACCGAGATAACTTAATACATCTACCTAGTGACCAGACTGAAAACGTCAAGGCTCTTATCGAGCAGTTGATTACGTGGACACCTACCACTAAGGGTAAGACCGATATGGTGATGGCACTCTGGTTCTGTGAGATCCGAGCACGCGAGATGCTCAACTACGGCCAGTACGCCACACACCACTTGAAGAATCCGTTTCTTACATCAGCTGAGAAACGTAAGCGAGTCGTTGTCAATATAGACGAAATGCTCGCTAACCAGAACAAACTATTCGTCTAATAATAAGGAGACAACGATGGCAAAGAAGATTTACAAGGCAGACCCAACTATGAAGCCACTAGGCACAAGAACTAATAAGACTGTTGAAAAGACATCAGTTACTGTTAAGCCAAAGTCTTCTGCAAAGCCAGCTTCAGGCAAAATTAAGATTACAAATGTCAAGGTATCTACTGCTGGTGGACCTAAGCCTAAGACAAACGTCTCTGGTACATCAATGGCTGCTGGCACAAAAGTTGTAAAGCCTAAGCCTATGACAGAAGCTCAGAAGCAGAAGAAGGCTATGGACGCGCTAGAAAAGAAGCGTGCAGATGTTGCTAAGAAGACTGGCAAGCGTCCTAACTACTACACTAACTAAGGATTACAATGCTCACACCAAAAGAAGTTAACGCGAAGTTAGGTCGCTTGCAGACCAAGTTTGCAGCCCGCGACCAACGTATGCGTGACGTCCTTTCGGTGCGTCAAGGAGATCTATCTAAGGTCTATCCTTCGATGTTCTCCGAGGATTACCCTAAGCCACTCGTAGCAAACTTTATTGACGTTGCTGCTCGTGACTTGGCAGAAGCAATGGCACCACTGCCATCCTTTAACTGCTCAGCATCCAATATGGTTTCTGACTCAGCACGTAAGGCAGCAGATACACGTACTCGTATTGCCAACTTCTATGTAGGCGTATCAGAGTTACAGCTCCAGATGTATGAAGGTGCTGACTGGTACAACACATACGGAATGATGATTGGTATGGTCGAGATGGATTACGACTCTAACAATCCACGTATGCGCCTGCTCAATCCGTGGGGTTGCTACCCAGAGGTAGACCGCTTTGGTCGCGTTGTCTCTTTGACTCAGGTTCTTAACACTGACACAGAAACACTTGCAGCACAGTACCCAGAGTTTGCAGAACAGATTTACAAGAAGAATAACTACCAGCCTGGTAACCCATACATCACTATGGTTCGTTACCACGACGAAGAACAAGACCTTATCTACCTACCAGAGCGTCAGAACCTGACTCTTGTACGTACACCTAACCCAATCGGTAAGTGTCTAGTACGTGTAGCGATGCGTCCATCTCTTGATGGTCAGGCACGCGGTCAGTTCGATGATGTGTTGGCAGTACAGCTCGCACGTGCTCGCTTTGCAATCCTTCAGATTCAGGCAGCAGAGAAGTCTATCCAAGCACCTATTGCTATCCCACAGGATGTGCAAGAACTTGCTCTCGGTCCAGACTCAATTATGCGTTCATCTCAGCCACAGAACATCCGTCGCGTTGGACTAGAACTTCCACCAGGAGTATTTACAGAGTCGGGAGTACTAGAACGTGAACTTCGGCTTGGCGCTCGTTACCCTGAGTCACGATCCGGTAACATCAACGCAAGTGTTATTACTGGTCGTGGGGTCCAAGAGTTGCAGGCTGGCTTTGATACTCAGATTAAATCCGCACAGGCACAATTCGCCAGAATGTTTGGCGATCTTATTGGGCTTTGCTTCGAAGTAGACGAGAAGCTATTTAGAAACATTCAGAAGACAATCAAGGGTTCAGAAGATGGAACACCGTATGTCTTGAAGTACACACCAGGACGCGACATTCGTGGCGAGTACGGCGTAGAAGTACGTTACGGAATTATGTCTGGTATGGACCCATCACGTGCAATCATTGCACTGCTCCAGATGCGTTCAGACAAGTTGGTTTCACGCGACTATGTACGCCGTGAGATTCCAATGGACCTTAACGTCACACAGGAGGAACAGCGTGTTGATATTGAAGAGATGCGCGATGCTCTTCGCGTTTCTGTTGCCCAGTATGCACAGGCGATACCTGCTCTTGCAGCGCAGGGGCAAGACCCTTCACAGATTGTCTCTCGTATCGCAGAGGTTATCAAGGGTCGCCAAAAAGGATTAGCACTCGAATCAATCGTGGAGAAGGTATTTACACCTGAACCACAGCCAGAGATGGCAATGCCACCACAGGGTGGCCCAGAACTTCCAGTAGCAGGTGCGGCCCCCGCTCCTGCCTCGCAGCAACCTCCACAAGAACAAGCTGGTCAGGCCCCTGCTACTGGTCAAACTCCAGATATAGCTCAACTACTAGCCGGTATCACCGGCGCAGCGTAACCGAAGGAGGTGCAAATATGAACAAGGGATCACACGCTCCAGCCCCAGTACAACCAGTTAAGGTTGACACTAAGGCAGGATCAGTTAAGGGCGGTAAAGTTGACTTCGGTTATGCCGGAACAGCTCGCAAAGGCAAGAAGGCTTAATGACGAAAGGCGTACGGGATGATGGAAGACAATAGAGTACGTCCTCCCGTACGTCGTTCTCACTTTGTAGTTTTGTTTGCAGAGTTTGCATTTAACTTAATGCAAGCAATTACAGGATTTTTTGAAGCATTATACGAACTAAGCATTTACCACGCCAACCGTAAGGTTGAAGAGAACTCTGCGTGGGAACAAATGACACAAGACCTAGAGACTTTAGAGGAGGACAAATGACAACTGCGCCAATGAACCCATTAGCAGGTCCTTCAGGTCCAGGCAAGTATTCAACCCGTACAGATAAACTTGATATGGGTTCGACATCATACGGAGAAGGTGTAGAGACAGCGGCTATTAAGTCAGGTGCTCCACTTGCTAAGACTCCAGATACACGTCCAACACCAGCTGCAGAAGTACGTGCAGCGGCAGGCGAAGCAGTCACACCATTATTCGCACCATCAGAGCGTCCAGATGAACCAATCACTGCAGGTATCCCAATGGGAGCAGGTCCTGGTCCAGAAGCTCTAATGATGGGCAAGCAGACAATAAAGACATCAGACACATTGGCAAAGATGTTGCCATTTGATACTACTGGTGAAATCGGAATTTTATACCAACAAGCGTTAGCGCGGGGTGACTAATGGCTGATAACTTAAATGCAGCAGCATTTGCTGCCGGTTTAAGTGATGCTGAGCGTGCCAAGATTGAAGCACTTAATAAGACTCTTAATGTCCACAGAGAATTAAGTAATCTTCCAGCAAACGTAGCAACACAAGAATTTAATTCAAAGACTGCTGCACAGAAGAATGCTCTTAAGGGAGTAACTGGCGATACAGCAGAATCTCGTGGATTCTTTGGTAGCGCTTGGCATTACACTGGCGGAGCATTACTAGCAGGGCTACAAGAAGTATCAGATCTTACAACTCGCCTTTATCGTGTTTCTCAACTTGAGGATGCACAAGAAGGAAACCAGTACAAGGGTCTATCTGGTCTTAAAAAGGCTTGGGATACAGCCAATGACAAAGGCGACAAAGTCTTTGATATCAATAGAATTGAAAAGGCACGCAAGAAGTTTGGCGAAGCCGAAGTAAATGTTGCTACAAGAATCGCTGCAGGCGAAAGCCTTGACAAGATTGTTGCTGAAGGAACAGAAGAAGAAAAGCAAGTAGCAAGAATTGCTTACAAGGGTTTTAAGACAGACTCTTTAGATGCGTCAGGCTTTCAGGAAGTACTAGATGCTGTCAACGCAGCTAAGTACTCACCAGGTCGTCAGGCTGCTAACGCTGTCCTTCCTGGACAACTAGAAGGATCTGGTCTTTTCTACAAGCCAATCTCTGGAACTATTGATGCTGCTTACCGCATCTTTGCAGACCCAACACTTGTACTCGGTAAAGTAAAGCGTGCTATTGACGCAAGCAGATATGCTCTTGATGTTGTTATCGGACAGAACAAAGTGGCTCAGGTATTTGCCAACCCAAAGGTAGTAAACTTTTGGAATACATACGGTTCTGAACTTGACAAACTTAACAAGGCTAAGTCTGCAGGAAATACAGTAGAGGCAGTTGCTGCTACTAATAACCTAAAGCGCCTTGCTCCAGAGTTCGGTCCAGCTGTAGTTAACTCATTTATTAAGGCTGACGTCCCAGTAACCGATGCCCTTACTGCAAAAGCATTCTTTGAGAACGCTAAGCAGACTGAAGAAATCTTTAAGGGTTCTATTGGACGCAAGCGTGTGCTTATGCCACGCCTTGACCTATCACGTCAAACACGTGTAACTGTTGCAACAACAGCAAACAAGATCTTTGACCTAGACCGCATTGGTCCTAAATTTGTCGACAACCTTTTCTTTGGTGCTGCAGCAACAGATGACGGCATTGCTGAGACTATTATCAACGGACAAAAGACTATCGTTGAGTCAGTTAAGGCAGATGCTAAGGCTAAGGGAGTCGCTCGTTTCTCAACAGCAATGGTCCAAAAGCGTATCGATAACTTTAAGCGTCGTTTCGAAAACATCCCATTTTTTGATGGAGACGTACTAGACGTAACTGCAAAAGAAGCACCTACTAAGATTTATCAACTAGCACGACTTACACTTCCACAGCGTGAGTCAAAGTTGATTGCACAGGCATTTGAGAATGCTGCAGTAGGACGCAAGAAAGAAATTTACTACGGTCTTCAGGGAACTATCCTTGATATCCGTGGAGCCAGCGCTACTAAAGAAGCGCGTGAAATAGCACTTAAGGCGCAGGGTAAGACTAACGCTATCTATGCTGCTCGTAACGCAGATGGTTACAACCCATCACTTCTACCAGATGGTGAATCAGTTGGTTTGATTCCATCAGACTTTTCTAACTTTGTAACAACTCTTAGTGTTAAGGATATTGACCGCCTTACAGCACGAAGCGGTTGGATTCAGCGTGCATTTGGTTTTGCTCACTCAGACTGGGTAGACAAGATGACCGGATACTGGTCATTCTTAACACTTGCTGGCCCACGTTATGCACTCCGTAACGCAACAGAAGATTTACTTGTACACCTTGCTATCGGTGAATCACCTTGGGGTCTTGTACAGGGGCGTTCTCTATCAACACGTTTGCGTACAGCACGTCAGGTAGAAAAGGGTTTGACAGATCTTCAGAAGTCTGCAGCAAACCCACTAGGTGGAGTGTTGCGTTTTGTTAACAAGAAGGAAGCAGCAAGCTACACAAAGGCTATTGATGAAGCAGCAGGAGACTTGAAGAAAGTCCGTCTCATTACAGCCAATGCTCTTAACGAAGGCAAGATGGCTCGCTTTTATGAGCGTACAGGAATTGGAAAGTTAACAAAGCAGGACCGTGAGTTGCTCTCTGAGCAGATTCTATACGGTGACCTTGACAACGCTCTAGCAGATGTTGTTGAAGGTGGCCGTAACGCGTTCACTGGAGTTGACCAGTACACAAAGACAATCGCACATACTCGTAAGAACAGGGTTCGCACAGCTGAACTTAAGTACGATATGGGAGCAGGTTTCCGCAGAGCAAAGGGTAAAAAGGGCTTTGATGAAATCAAGCCAGATGTTGTTAACGAAGCATCTCTTATTGCTTGGGTTATGCGTATTGGTTACTATGCTAACGACAATCTAGGCGGTATTGCTATCGCTAACTTGGCTACAACACCAGAGGGTGAACGCCAAGCAATCATTAAGATTATGGACTGGATGAAGAACAATCCAGAGATTATGAACCAAGCTCGTATGGAAGAGCGTGGTATCAGTCAGGCTGAACACGCAAAGCGTATCTACGAGGCAGCAAAGCAACTGTTTGTAAAGCGTGACGGAGTAACTCTTAATGAAGACTTGCTCAGCAAGGTCAGAACATTTGACCCAGAGACAGGCGCATACAGAATTTCAGGTCAGTTAGGTCTTGATGACCTACCTATCAATAATGCTGACTTGCCAGACTACATTGTTGGTCCACAACTTGTATCTATTTCAGACTCTGGCAACTACACAGGATCATTGATGGAGTGGGGATGGGACTGGTTAGGTAACGCTAACGCACGTCTATCACGTGAACCTATGGTTATCTCAGAGATGATTAAACTACGTAAGCAGTTCAAGTCATCTGGGTTTGAAGATGCATTCATTGCATCATTTAAGCGTGGCATCACAGACGAAAAGGGCCTAGTAAAGGCAGAGCGAGCAGCAAAGACTAAGCTAGCAGAGATAGTAGAAGACAGAGCAAGACTACAAGTACTTGCTTATGTAGATAATCCTGCAGTGCAAAGCCAGTTTGCGTTCTCTATTCGTAACTTTGCACGTTTCTATCGTGCTACTGAAGACTTCTATCGTCGCTTTTACCGCACAGTTCGCTTTAACCCAGAGTCAATCCGTCGTGCTCAACTAACTTATGAGGGAATTACACACTCAGGTTGGGTACAGAAGGATGATCAGGGTGAAGCGTACTTCGTATACCCAGGAACTGAACACGTTTACAAGGTAGTTCAGGGTGTAATGACAGCATTTGGTGTACCAGCAGAGTTTAAGGTACCAATGCCAGTAGAATTTGGTGCAAAGATTAAGATGATTACTCCATCTTTGAACCCAGAGTCTATGGTTCCTACATTTGCTGGTCCAGTATCTGGCATTTCAATCAAGGTTGCAGCAAACCTTCTTGACTTTGTTTCACCTGGTGCATCAGACACCATTACCCAGTACGGTCTTGGTAAGTATGCAGTAGACCAGTCATTCGTTTCAGCGTTCTTGCCAGCACACGTT